GGCCTGCTGGCATGCTGCTTAGGAAGCGGCAAGACGTACACGGCCCTCACTAGTGCTAAGCGAAGCTTGAAGTACGACGCCAAGGAGCCGAAGGACGCCCGCATCCTCATCGTCGCTCCTCTTCACACCATCGACGGCTGGCGACGGCACGTCCGAGAAGTGTGGGGCATGGAGCTGCGCGAGTGTGCGGCCAAGGGAGCGGACAGGAAGGCGAACCTGGAGGCCCTGTGGGACAGGAACGAGAAGGGGGTCTTCTTCATCGGCTGGTCCCTCATGACCGCCCGCAACAAGCACAAAAAGAAGGACAATCGGACCGGAAAGATGGTTTCCGCGCCCGACACCCACGCCTTCGGAGGCACACTCTTCGACGTCCTCATCGCCGACGAGGTCCACCGCGCCTGCAACTACAAGTCCCTCAACTCCAAGGTCCTGTGCCGGATCCGCGCCAAGCGGCGACTGGCCCTGTCGGCCACGCCGGCAGGCAACTTGCCCGTCAACATCTTCGGCGCTCTGCACTTCCTGTGGCCCGTGCGCTACACATCCTTCACCCGCTTCGCGGACTTCTTCTTCAAGTCGCAGTTCAACCCGTTCTCCGAATCCGGGTACGGGAAACTCTACGGCGAGGAGAAGCAGCCCGGAAGAGTTCGGGCCACGACGCCGTGCTGGGTGTCGGTGACCAGGCAGCAGGCCCTACCCGAACTGGCCGACGTTGACATCCGCAGGGTCGCCGCCACCATGACCCGCGACCAGAAGCGCATCTACACGCAGTGGCAGGACAAGGCGATCGCATGGCTCGACGACCACCCCGTCGCCGTCAACCTTCCGGTCGTTCTCGACACCCGCCTCCAGCAGGCCACCCTCGCCCAGCCGATCGTCCTGGACTACACCACCCAGGCCGGCGGAACGAGAGAGGTCGTCACGTTCGACAAGGACGCCCGGAGCGGCAAGATCGACGCCCTGCTCGACATCCTCCAGGACCTGGGCGACGAGCGCGTCATCGTATTCACCCACTCCCGCAAGTTCCTCATCCCCCTGCGGTGGCGCCTGGAGAAGGCCGGCTACCGGGTGGAGCAGGTGTCGGGGGATGACCACGAGGGCTGGCGCACGTTCCGCGATGACCACGGGGTTCAGATCCTCCTGGCCGTCGTGTCCGCCATCGCCGAGGGTGTCGACGGACTCCAGGACGCCTGTCACACGGAGGTGTGGCTGTCCAGAGACCCGTCCCTGGTCATCAACGAGCAGGCCCAAGGACGACTGCATCGTTCGGGCCAGGAACGGGGTGTCGTGCGCTACCTGGTGCAGTGCCCCGGGACCATCGACGACACCGTCGTCGGAAGACTTGCCGAAAGGCACCGCGCCCTGACGGAATCAGGGCTCATCTAGAAGGAAGAGAGGAACAGTACGTGGACGACACCGAACTGTCCGAACTGATCGAACGGAGGGCCGGGCTCATCGAGTCCCGCTCCGCCGTCAACAGGGCCCTGACCGGCCTCAACCAGGCGATCGCCGCAGAGATGACCCGGAGGGGGCTCGACCGTTACGACGGCGCCGTGCTCACCCGCCGGTCGCACTTCCGCCCCTTCGTCGCTGCCGCCCTGCTCGACGAGAGGTTCGTGTCGACGGATGAGCGGATGGGCGTGTACAAGGAGGTCATCGACCCCGGAGCCCTGAAGGAGCGGTTCCCCGACATCTACGCCCAGGCGTGCGAGCCCGGCGAGCCCTATCTGGTGCAGCAGGTTCGGAGTGAGGATGGGGCCGGCGATGTGGGGTTCTGAGGCCACGGGTCGGGCCCTGGAGATCGTCGGCGCACCCACCGACCGGGACCGCCAGCGCCACGTCGGGCCCTCCGAGCTCGGAGAGGTGTGCGACCGCTGCCTGGCCGACAAGATCCGCGGAACCTACGAGGACAAGAGGGCAGGCACCCCGCTTGCCCCGCTGCTGGGCACCGCCTTCCACCTGCTCGCCCAGCAGCGTCTCAGTGGGTCCCCGGAGGGGCGAGCGGGGCTGATCCTCGTAGAGAAGCGAGTTGATGTCGCCCAGGTCGACGGCTACGGGCCGATCAGGGGCACTGTCGACCTGTTCGACATCGAGCGCAGGGAGGTCATCGACTGGAAGGTCTTGTCGAAGGCCCGCATGGCGGGGGTCTCCTCCGTCGTGCACAACCGCCTGGACGGGTCGGTCCTGATGGACCGGGACAAGGTCATCTGGGAGACGGCGTGGAAGTACTACGCGCAGATGATGCTCTACGGCTACGCCCTGGAGCGCGACGGCTACGAGGTGGAGCGGGCGAGCCTGCTCATGGTCCCGCGCGATGCGTCCACGGACGTTCTGCCGGGTTGCGCGAGGGTGCTGGTGTTCCAGTACCGCCGGGCTGTCGCCGAGGCCGTCCTGGGCCGTTTCAGCGAGCTCGTGGCCCGGGTTCGGAACGAGGCGGGGGTGTCGAGCGGGGCGTACGAGTCCTCGCCCGGCTGCTACCGCTGCAAGAGACTGAAGAAGGAGGAGGCCGACATGGCCGCATGGGGAGGTATGCCGTGATCGTCAGTATCGGCATGATCGAAGAGGCGCTGAGGAAGGCGGGGTGGGCGCTCGACCGGCCCCGCAACAACCTGGGCCGCTACAGAGCGATCTACACCAAGGACGGGCGTCAGTTGGCGCTGGTCGCGGGGAACAACGGCACCGTCGCCATCTTCGAGTGGAGTGAGTCGATGGGCTGGATGCGGGCCTACGTGGGCTACCACGACGAGGTCCTCAAGTGGGTCGAGCGGGAGGCGCGATGAAGGGTTCGGCGATTCGCACCAGGGGCATTGAGCGTGCCCTGGAGAGGATGGGGCGGCTGCCCGGCCTGATCGTCAGCGATGGCGAGGAGGTGCGGCTTCTGTGTGGAGACAGCACCACGATGTGGACCATCACCAATGAGCTCAACATCGACACCGAGCCGCTCGTCCTCGCGCTGACTCGTCCGGCCAGCACGAGGAAGCACGACCGCATCGAGTGCACGCTGACCAGCCGGGGCGAGGAGGTCAACCTGCGCACTGAGGATGACCTGGAGCGTCTGGTGGCCTTGTGGCGTCTGCGCGGTGTCGAAGGCGCCGAGCTGGTCGACACCCTGCTCCTGCCGGGTTGGAAGCAGCTGGCGCTGTTCCCGCTCGATGAGGGTCCGGAAAACAACGGTGGAGAGGCGGCGTGATGTCGACGTCGGCTTTTGATAAGATGCTCGCCGCGGCGGGTTTCAAGGCGGAGGATCCGCAGGAACTCAAGGATATCTCGGTACTCCTTTACGGAGGGGCAGGCAGTGGCAAGACCTCTTTGTCCGCCACCGCCTCCAGGGTCGAGGAGATGGCCCCCGTGCTCTACCTCGACTTCGAGCGGGGCACGCTCCCCCTGCGCGACTGGGGCGACCTGGACAACCTGACAATCGTCCACCTGGACACCTGGGCCGAGACGAACAAGTTTATCTACCAGGTCGTCCGGCCCGCCATGCAGACCGGGTCGTTCCCCTATCGCACCGTCGTGCTCGACTCCGTCGACAGCCTCCAGGAGCTCATCGTCAACGAGTCCAAGGCCGCCAACCCCGGCAACAACTACGTTCCGTGGACTTCCGCCTACGACAACGTGGTGACCCTCGTCGACGCCTTCCGCCGAGTCGACGGTGTCAACCTCATCGTCATCACCCACGTGGACCGCACGACCAACTCGGTCACGGGGGAGACGCAGGTCGGCCCCGCCTTCAAGGGCAACCAGTCGGGCAAGCACATGCCCTCGAAGTTCGACTTCGTCGCCCTCATGCGGTCCTGGGAGGACAAGGGCAAGCCCGCCGTGGGCGCCGCCTTTTTCCTGCCCGGCGCCATCACTAAGCGGCGCACCCGCTCCTTCCCCGACCAGCTGGTCAACCCGACCATGTCACAGATCTGGTCGCTCGCCCACAACACCGAATCCGCCAACACCAACACCGATAAGGAGATCGCATGACTGCCAACAATGACCCCTTCGCCTCGTTCGCCCCTGCCGGGGGCCAGGCGCCCATCGCTGACCTGGGTGCCCTCAACGGCCTGGACCTGTCCGGGCTGGAGGTCGTCGAGGACAACAACTTCCGGGCCCCGCAGCCCGGCGTGCACAACGCCGTCGTGTCGAAGCTGGAGTGCACGACGTCGAAGAACAGCGGCGCGCCCCAGATCGTCGTCACCTACGAGATCGACGACGTCAACGACCCCGACCACGGCCTGCCCGTGCGCAACTGGGTCGTCTTCTCCGTCGAGCGCGAGATGCGTGGGGTGAAGAAGAAGGTCCTCAACCCCGGGTTCAAGCGACTGCTGGCCGACATGGGCCTGTGGACCGACGACCCGGGCAAGCGCACGGCGATGCTCAGCGGGGCGGGCCTGCCGCTCACCGTCGACAAGCTGTTCAAGGCGATGATGGGGCGGCGCTGCGTCATCGAGACCTCTCTCGACGCCCCCCGTCAGCGTGTGGACCGGGTGACGCAGCAGCCGCTGTTCAACCCCGATGGCACCCCGCTGATGGGCGACCCGTGGGGGCGTGTCGACAGGGTCGACTTCGAGGCGCCTGAGGACGCCACCGTTCAGTTCTGATTCCAGCCGCCGGGGTCTCGTCTAGCGCGGGGCCCCGGCGGCCTGGTCGGAGGAGAGAAGTCATGCTTTTGTTCTACTATGAGAAGAATGAGTTGAGGGTGTTCGTCGACGGCGACGGCGCCTGGTTCGTCGCCGTAGACGTGGCCCGGCTGTTGGGGTACCGCGACTCACCCAACATGCTGCGTAAGTTCGACGAGAACGAGATCCGGTGGTTCGGCATTGAGGGTCGCCGGGGTTGGCATCAGGCCAGGGCGGTGTCGGCCCGGGCGCTGATTGGCCTTGCGTTCAGGTCCAGGTCTGAGAGGTCCGAGGGCTTCTACCGTTGGCTGTTGGACGAGGTCCTGGATGTTGAGCTGCGCAAGGACGCCCGGGAGCGTGCGAGGGCGGAGGCCGTGTCGTGCTGACGCTGAAGTACGAGGGCTACCCGGTCCGCCTGTTCGAGGACATCGACGGTGATGGGCGAGTGTGGTTCGTGTCGAAGGACGTGGCGGCGGCCTCGGGCTACAAGAGCGCGTCTGAGTTGACCCGAGTGGTTGACACGGGCCATCTTCGGCCCTACACTGTTCACACGAACAGGGGGGCGCGCACGTCCTCCCTCGTTCGCGGCGAGGATCTGCTCGACAGCCTCTCCCGCAGCCGCCTCCCGAAGGCCGAGACTTTCAGGAAGTGGCTCGTGGATGAGGTCCTGACCGTCAGCCTGCGCCACAACACCACTAACACCAACCAAGAAGGAGAGATCCCGTGAAGGAACTCACACAGGTCCCGTTCCACGACACCACCATCTACACCACCGCCGACGGCGCCTACGTCGCCCTTCGCCCTGTCTGCGAGGCGCTCGGCCTCAATTTCTCGGGCCAGCAGCAGAGGCTCCAGCGCCAGTCCTGGGCAGTTGTGTGTATGACACACACAACTGGTGCCGACGGTAAGACGTACGAGATGATGCTCATCGACCGACGCACCTTCACCATGTGGCTGGCTACCATCGACACCGGCCGCGTCAAGAACGATCGCACCCGCGAGCTCGTACGCACCTACCAGTGCGAGGCCGCCGACGCCCTCGACAAGTACTTCCACGAGGGGGCCGCAGTCAACCCCCGTGCTGTTGAGGTGCCCACCCCGGACGCCGAGGACAGGGCTCTGACCCGAGCCCGTCAGCTCGTCGAGATCCACATGCTCGCCCAGGGGGCCGTTTCCCCGGACCACCTGGAAGCCAAGCTCCGCATCATCCTCGCCCAGGCGCGCGGCGAGCACCCCGAGATCGAAGCGAGCGCTCGACCCCTGTACGTCCAGGACTACATGCGCGAGAAGGGAGTGTCGGGCAAGAACCTCAAGAGCTACGCCCCTACCTTCGGCAAGTACGTCAAGGAGGCCTACAGGGACGAGCACGGTGGCAAGGATCCGGGTGTGTACTTCCAGGAGACCCCCTCCGGGCAGGTCCGTGAGGTCTGCGCCTACACCGAAGCCGACAGGCCCCTGCTCGACCGCATCTGGAACGAGCGCTACGCCGAGAAGCTGGGCAACCCCGCATAGGGAACCCGATCAAGAGAAAGAGAGACAACATGACCAAGTCAGCACTGATCACGCTGCACTACGAGGACGAGCCGGTCCGAGTGGTGGTGGAAGAGGACGGATCCCTCTGGTTCGTCGTCAAGGACCTCGGAGACATCCTCGGCTTCTGCAACGCCCTGAACCTCATGAACAGCCCCGCCTCCGAGGCCACAAGGCTGCGTGTCGTTAAGACGAGTGGGGGCCGACGGAGGGTCCGGGTCGCAACACCCGCAGGAGTGTTCGGGATGCTGTTCCGGGCGAAGAAGCACACTGACATCACTGACCTGCTCCGCTGGCTGGAGCAGGAGGTCCTGAGCTTCGGCCTGAAGACCGGGGCTTGGGCCCAGAACACGACCATTGAGCCGGAATGAGGAGCGACCGATGACCATCGACGAACTCATCGAGAAGCTGGAGGGGTTCCGCGCCTCCTTGGGAGGTGACACCCGCGTCCTCGTCGACGGCTACGAGGGCGGGTACGACAACATCGGCCGCATCAAGATCCACGAGGTCGCCGACCAGTTCGAGGACCCCGACTACGAGCGGTTCTCGTGGACCGGGCGCTACGAGGACGACCCCTCCTTTGTGCCCAAGGGCGCCACCGCCCGGTACCGTGTCGTGATCCTGCACCGGTGACCGGCAGGGCCCCGGCGTCGCTAGACTGACGGCGTCGGGGCCCCGTCGTCCCCGCGGAAGAGACGGAAACACAGAAGGAAGAGAAAGAGAGAGACATGGCCTTCTTCGAGGAGGTGCTGCCCGACACCCCCGGCTGGGTGCCCATCATCACCAAAGACCCCTTCGGGCGCCTTACCGTCTTCAAGTGGTTCATGTGGCCCGACGAGAAGGCCGCCATGGGCCGCTACGTCGAAGCCCACGGCAGTAGCGACGTCTACTTCAAGCCCATGAC